CTTGATCACAGATGACAGATTCCCCCAGGGCTTGGATCAGATTTACCGCATCGTTGGCTTATCGGTGCAGCCTGGTGAGGATGGCCCTGAACGCGTAACCTTGACCTTGGCCCAAGGAGCAGGAGAAGCGTAATGGCGTACATGAATCAACCGCAGGACTTGCATCGTATTTATACCGATCTAGATTCGCGCCTTCGTAAATTAGAAACCGCCGTTCGATTTACTGCGCCGCCAGTTGATTTCTCTACCAATATGCCTACAAACCCTAGACAGGGTGATATTTTCTATGACACTCACACGCAACGCTTGGTGTATTGGAATGGAACTGCCTGGTTCAAAATAAGCCAGGCAAGTTATTAATAAGTTATTATTACAACATGACACCTTCTGATTGGATTGGCATTAGCGTTGCCGTTAGCACCCTTTTGGGATCGCTGGCGGTTGCGGTGCGTTTCTTAGTAAAGCATTATTTATCTGAGTTGAAACCCAACGGAGGATCAAGCCTTCGAGATGAACAGAACAGGCAAGGCGACACAATCAAACGGCTAGAGGATCGCGTTGATGAGATTTATCGCTTGCTGCTTAATCGCGCTTAGTCTGAGCGGATGTGGGTATCAAGGATGGACTCGTTATCCTTGCCAAGAATATGAAAACTGGCAAAAGGCTGAATGCCAGCCTCCGCAATGCGAAGCAGTTGGACAATGCACAAAAGACATTCTCCCCGAAGTGGACACATCACATGGCTAGACGCAGATTTTCTCCTGAAGAGTTACATGCACGATTAATCGTTACGATCGGCGTGTTGTTGGCCATTGTATTTGCGGGTTCAGTATTCACCATGCTTTACGGACTTGTATTTGTGACTCAGCCCATGGCCCAAGCCCCAAACGATGCGGCGTTCATTGATCTCGTTTCCACGCTTTGCGTATTTCTTACGGGAACTCTTTCAGGCATCTTGAGTGCCAATGGTCTAAAATCTAAACCCAAACCAACGGAAGGTGAACCTGATGACACAAAGAAATGACCTGGTTGAAGTAGCGCTGAAAGAAATCGGCACTATCGAAGGCCCTAAAGATAATGAAACCAAGTACGGTGCTTTTACCAAGGCCAACTTCTTACCTTGGTGCGGATCGTTTGTGATGTGGTGCGCTAATCAAGTTGCGCTCAAGATTCCTAATTGCGTTTCTACTCAAGCAGGAGCAAAGGCTTTCTTGGATAAAGGTCTATGGCAAGCGGCCGAGGAAGCAACTCCGCTGCCTGGCGACATTGTTTTCTTTGACTTCCCTGGGGATGGCATCGATCGCATCTCCCATGTTGGCATTGTTGTAAAAGATAATGGCGATGGCACAGTCACCTGTGTGGAGGGAAATACCAGCCCTGATAAGAAGGGCGATCAAAGAAACGGCGGCGAATGCTGCTTGAAGGTTCGCGCTTATAAGAAAAAGAACGGTAGCAAACTAGTCAAATCTCAGCCTGTGGCAATCGTAGGCTTTGGAAAACCTAAGTTCAAGGAGTAAATATGAACGCAAAAGCAAAAGCAGCCCTGGCCTCATACGGCCGATCATTTGTAGTTGCAGCAGCAGCCGCTTACGGAGTGGGCCAAACCGATCCTAAAGACATCTTGATTGCTGGCTTGGTAGCCATTATTGGCCCAGGATTACGCGCCATCAATAAGAACGATCCAGCCTTCGGGTTGATCGCTGATGAAGTTACCAAACTTGTAAAGGCGCAAAAGAAGAAGTAAAAACGCCCCCGAAACGCCCTGCTTATCACTAGGCAGGGCTTTTCTTTTGCGGTAGCCTTATGTTGGGAGGTTCACATGGCACTAGAAGAGGCATTGAACGAAATCTTGGGCGCTCGCAAAACGAACCGATTATCTGCTAATTGTGCGTATCAGAGTCTTTATGATTCCCTTCCCGAAGCAGATCAGAAGGCTATTGATAAAGCATGGGCAAACAATTACCCAGTTAATCTTGTAGTTCAGGCTTTGCGCAAAGATGGGCATAAGACAAGTTCGGATGCAGTCCGAGCGCATCAGAATGGAACTTGCAGATGTCCGAAGGATTAGATGAAGTCCTGGGAGATCGCCAGGCCGAATACGGATCGGCGCGTTATAATTTCACCGCGATCGGTCGTATGTGGGGCGCGTTGCTGGGGGTGAGTGATATTCCTCCGCACCTAGTTGCTTTGATGTTTGATGCCGCAAAGTCGGTAAGGATCGCGGCAAATCCCAACCACGCAGATTCCTGGGTTGATAAACAGGGGTACACCCATCACGGAAAGATGATCGTGTTCACAAATGAGCCTTGAAAAACGACTGAACGAATTCCCTGAAGGCATCGAGTCTGATGATGTGAATGAACTTCGCAGCGCCATGATGCGCTTGCAGAAACAACTGAAGCAAGCCAAAGAAAGAACTCAAGACTTAGTTGCCGCCGTTTACCAGGGATCGCAAGATGCAATGCTGGGTCACGGCCCAATCAAACCCGTGACACCACCCACCATTGATCCACGGCGCAAAGCCGAAGTTGCCCTGTGGCATTTGACGGACTGGCAAGGCGCAAAACGAACCACCTCTTATGACTCAGAAATAATGCGTAAAAGAGTCATGGACTTTTGCGCTAAAGCGGTGCGCATCACAGAGATTCAACGAGCCGACCACGCCGTTAAAGATTGCACGATCATGTTTGGCGGCGACATGGTTGAAGGATTGTTTAACTTCCCAAGCCAGGTGTTTGAAGTGGACTCCACAATATTTGAACAATATGTCAATGTTTCCAGGCTTTGCGTGGATGTTGTCCGCTACGCCCTGGCTAATTATGAAAAGGTCACGGTTATTGCCGAATGGGGAAACCACGGCCGCATCGGATCAAAGCGTGACAATGTTCCGCGATCAGATAACTTTGACCGTATGTGCTACGAACTTGCTCGCCAGTTGTTAAGCGGTGAGAAACGCCTGGATTGGAAAGACTGCCCTGATGATATTCAGCGAGTCGAGATTGGAAAGTATCGCGCCCTGTTGATCCACGGCGATGAGGTAGGTCGTAACGGATTCGCAAGCCCAGGTGCGATCGTGCAACACGCCAATCGCTGGCGATCAGGTGCGTATCCCTGGGAGTTCCGCGATGTTTACATCGGCCACTATCACACCCACGCAGAGTGGGCGATGGCCAACGGCCAGGGATCGGTTTATCAAACTGGCTCGACTGAAAGCGACAACCGTTATGCGGGAGTTATGTTGGCGGCGAGTGCAACCCCATCACAAAGATTGCACTTCGTTGATCCGCTTAAAGGTCGGGTGACGGCGGCTTACAAAGTTTGGCTGGACTAGCCTCGGCTTCATCCACCGCATCATCTATGGATCGAGAATGTTCTTTAGAGCAAGTGCCGCAAGACCAGCACATTAGTCCTCGTCATCGTAATCATCACCATAATCGCTGGTGATCAATCTCATGTCGGCAACATCCACGCCGTTTTCTTTTGCCTTATCCATGGCCATGTTAAAAGTTTCCAGGCAACGATGAGTCATGTCGGTAACCATGTCGGGGTAGGCGGTTTCTGTGCCGATCTCTACCTGAAGTCCGCCTAGACGGATCGAAACTTGGGAATATGCCATGCCCCCATTATGGCGAAAACACGCCTGTAATGAATCCGCCACGCCGATCCTGGGGGTGCTTCCAATCGGTTCGGGCGTGTGGCAAGGTATTCCCACCAGGGCGAAAGCCCCCGACAGAAAGGAAGGCTCATGGCCGAGAAATACAGCCTTGAGGATTACGAGACCGTTGAACAGAGACTGGTCAGGCTATACACGAAGTTCCCAACCGCCCGCGTTTTGACGGAGTTGATCCACCAGGATGAACGCCGATTCATTGTTCGGGCCGAGGTTTATCTAGATCTAGATGACCCAAGACCACACGCAACTGGCTACGCAGAAGAGATCGTTGGAGCAGGGTTTGTAAATAAAACTTCAGCCCTTGAGAACTGCGAAACTTCCGCAATTGGCCGCAGCATAAGCAACTCGATCCTTTGCCTTGAAGCCCCAGTTGGCAAGCGCCCGTCAGCGCAAGAGATGCAAAAGGTCGAACGCTACAAAGCAGAACCACGCAAATCGCCAGTCAGCAGAACCACGAAGTTCTCCGAGGAAGAGATTGCACTAGCAAACGCGCTGATCGAAACGATCAACAAGGCAGAGAACTTGGAAGCGCTGCGCGAAATATGGGTAAACAATCCAACGATCCTGGAAGTCCCGATTGGCGATTCCACCCCAAAGGATGTGTTGAACAAGCGAGCCAAAGAATTCTCATGAATCAAGAATTGCCTTTGACTCCATACGCTGGAACATCAGGCTGGTCGGGATCGGAAACGAGCCGCGATCGGGCCATCACCCAGGATAAAGACGGAACAACTAAGAACCGTCAGTCGGAAACCATGCGCCTGGTGTTGGCGACAAAGTCTTATGGAATGACCTGGAAAGAACTCTCCGAGGCCACAGGTTGGCATCACGGATCGGCATCGGGGGTTCTTTCAGTTCTGCATAAGGCTGGCTTCTTGGAAAGGCTCACGGATCGCAGAAACAAATGCGCGATTTATGTGGGCGTGGAATCAGTCAATGGTCGAAAGACGGCCGTTGTTAAAACCAAATGTTGTAAGCATTGCGGAGGAGAATTGTGAGCAATAAAGAAAACAAGTTCCGCCCGAACGAGGGCTTTATCCTGGCGGTTCATCAGAACATCCTTTATATTCGGAGGCTGGCCCAGGTGCTGGACATGTTCCCTGAAGCGTTGGCCGAATCGATGGAGAAGGCGGGAGTTCTTTTGCAGCCTGATCCATTTGATTTGACCGCAGATTCAAAGAAGGTAATTGAACTGCAAGAGCGCGAAGCAACCAAAGGCCTGAGAGTGGTACAAGAACCCGTACCAGGGGAGGAGAAGGTTGATGAACCAAGTGGTGACACCCCAGCAAATTGAGTCCAGGCTTTACACACTTTCCAAAGAAGTCGATCAAGCGCACCAGGATTTGGTGGAAGCCGAGCGGCAGTTCCATCAAGAAACCGCTTATTACGAAGTCGACATGGCCCGATCACGCATTCTCCTGGCAAGTAAATCTGCTCCAAACGGAAAGAATTACACGGTCGGCGAGCGCGAGGACATGGCTCTCATTGAGAACGCTGAAACGCACTTCAAGATCGCAACAGTTGAAGCCCAGGTAAAAGCGGCTCGCGCAAATGTGAGTCGGCTGAAAACCCAGGTGGAGATTGCTCGATCCATGAGCGCCTCTGTCCGATCCAGCATGGAGTTGGCTTAATGGCTATTAATCCCGAAGACTGGAAAATGGCTGAACGCATTGCTGAAAATAGCAACATCTACAAATCGCCCCAAGAAGTTCTTGCGGCTTTTGAAGCATTTATGAAGCAAGTAGAAACGGATGATGAAGCAAATGACTGATCTACAAGGAATGCTCATTAAGTCCCTGAACGCTTATGACTCGCAGCGGGATCGTTCGCAGCAGGTTGAAGTTGGGCCTTCTGCGATCGGTGGATGCCGCCGTAGAGTTTGGCACGATTTAATGCAAAGCCCCAAGACGAACCGCGACACGGAATCCCTGGCTGCGATCCTGGGAACTTTTATTCACGCGGGAGTTGAGGAAGCCATTCAACGCGAAGACCCATTCGGCGATAACTTCTTGATTGAGATTGAAGTTGCGCATGGGGATTTGAAGGGCCATTGCGACCTATTTATCAAGGACAAGGGCCTGGTCGTGGACTGGAAAACAACGAAACTGAAGTCGCTCCGTTACTTCCCTTCGGAACAACAACGGATGCAGGTTCAGATTTATGGCTACCTGCTTTCAATGAATGGCTATGAGGTCAAAGAAGTCTCGCTTGTTGCGATCCCCCGCGATGGTGAAATGAATGACATCAAGGCTCACATTGAACCCTACGATGAAGCGATCGCTTTGCAGGGGTTGGCTTGGCTAGATGAGATTAAGGCCCTGGTGGCCAATGGCGAAGTTCCGCCTCAGCCCAGCGAGCGTTTATCGTTCTGTCAGAAATATTGTTCGTACTTCGATGCAACGGGGGAGATCGGATGCCCAAGTACAGGGAAATAAACTGGGAGGAAGCAGAATGTCTTGGTATCTACACCGACTTGTTTTACCGAGTGGAGGAAGAGCGGAACACAACCGCCTACCAATACATCAACGCGGTGCGATCCGTCTGCGGTCGTTGCCCTATTCAAAAGAAGTGCCTGGCCTACGCCTTTGGCAACGAGGACTTTGGGGTGTGGGGCGGCTTGACCAGCCTCGAAAGGGCCTCGGTTGCGAACCCTGATCGACATCCAGTCCAGTTGCGCCGAGCCATAGAAGCCTTGAAAATGTATGGAATCAGTTACCAGGAAGTGAAGGAGATTTATGAGCATTCGAATAATGGCCGAAGTTTGGCGAACCGAACTCCCGACTATCGAAAAGATGGTTCTCCTGGTCATTGCTGATCACGCCTCGGATGATGGAACGGAGGCTTGGCCTAGCCAGGCCACGATCGCTGCCAAGGCCAGTATTTCAGTTCGCACCGTTCAGCGATCCGTGAATTCCCTGGTGTCAAAAGGTTACCTTTGGATGCAAAAGGGCGCGGGCGGATCGGTGAATTGCCGCGAGGATCGAAGGCCACATCGATACACGATTCTCTTGGGGAAGTTGCGGGGCGACACTCTGACTACCCGCGTTGATCGGGGCGACACCCAGGACACAAGCGGGGCGACTCTCACGCCGCCTACGGGGCGACAATCACGCCCCATGAACCACCCTAATGATTCACCCAATGAAACACCCATGTTTGACTTGTTTTGGAGTGCTTATCCAATCAAGGTCGGCAAACAGGCTGCGCGAAAAGCCTGGGACAAAGCGATCAAGGAAGAGAAGGCCGATGTAATTATTGCTGGGGCAGAAAGATACGCGGCAGACCCAAACCGTCACCCATCGTTTACCGCCCACGCCGCCACCTGGCTAAATGCGGGGCGCTGGGCCGATGCCCCACTTCCTGAACGGATCAAGACGGCCGATGAAAAGAAAGCCGAGGAGTTGGCAATATCCAGGGCCAAGGATGAGCGGGAACGGATCGAGCGCGAGCGCTGGCAAGCCGAACTGCGGGAGCAGGAATCCAGGTCAGTTCCAATGCCTGATAACTTTAAACAATTATTAGATGAATTAAGAGCAAAATAATGTTAGACTTTTCTGTAATCAATACCCGAAAGGACTGATTATGACGACTCGACTTGTAGCGCCAACCAATCTGCAATGCGGCGACACAATAATTACTGCTGACAATCATGAGTGGTTAGTTAAATATCTAGATGGCCCTGACAAGATTGGCTGCATGGATGTTGCACTCATTGATGAGGCTGGCAATCAGAAAGTTGAAATCATCTACGATCCCGTTAGACTCGTTATGTGATCTCATTCCGAGTTGATGGAGTTCCAGTACCGCAGGGTTCGATGCGTGTCTATAACGGCAACATCGTTCACTCGCAAGGTGCTGCGCTCGCAACTTGGAGAAGCGCAGTTGCGATCGCTGGAAAGAATGCGGGTTGCGTTCCGCTTCCTGGATCGGTGCGGCTTGATCTTTTATTTGGGATGCCAAAGCCGCGAACAGTAAAACGAACTTTCCCAAGCGTTGCTCCTGATCTAGATAAATTGATCCGTGGCGTATTGGATGCACTCACGGCGATCGCATACCTCGATGATGGCCAGGTGATCGACATCAACGCCGCCAAGGTTTATGCCCTGACCCCATTCTGTGAGATTAATGTGATCTATCAATCCGAATAGTCCGAATGTGGATAAAACTCACAGGAATTCACGCGTAAAATAGTTCAGAAAACTTGCCACAAATACTTCCATTCCTTCTTGATCCATGGGATGTTATTCCTATCAAGGGCGAAAGCCCCCAAACGGAAAGAAGGCAA